GCCGGAGCCGTCGCCGTAGCCAATCAGTGCTGCGTCCATTCCGGCACCCCCTTGATCGATCGCTCCGCTTCGGTCGTCACGTCGAGGATCTCGATTGCTTCGAGAAGCTCGACACGAGGCACTGCGCACGGGAATTTGCACTTGTTAGGCCGCGAAGTCCCCCGCGTCGCCAGCTCACTGAGACTGCTCGCGCCGTCCCAGTACCACAGACGCCTGGCATCGCTAAGCACCACCTCACGGCCGTCTCTAGATTCAAGACAGCCGGCAAACACACCAGCAGAATACGTTCGCACGATCACATACTTTTTCTCAACACTCGCCATTTTTGATTACTCCTAGTTCGTCGCTCAAATTTACCTGCCGTGGTGCGTATCCTTTGCCGCTGCTCTCCGCACAGCGAAACGTCTCGCGAATCTCCGATCGCCGCACGAGTCGCACGGACTCGCTCAGCTCAACCCGGATTCCTTCCTCGTCGATCGACAAGATCCGGCCGACGTTTCCGTCGGCGAGCCTCACCATCCATCCGGTTTCGATCCGCATGGCTCGTCCTTGCGTGCGGTATTTTAACGATTGCGTTAATCGACGCAAGTCATCTTTTCAATTTTCTTGCCGCGAATTTTCGCGTGCCTGCGCACTTCAGAAATGGGAATGAGCCACACGCGAGGAGAGATCTTGACGGCTCGCATCTCGCCGCCTTCGTGCGTGCCGACTAGTTGTCGAATGCGGCCAGTGCTCAGGCCGAGCAGCTTGGCCGCTTCTGTCACCGTGCAGTAGCTGTCGAGTTTCATGCACGGATGGTAACGCTATCGCTTGCGTTTCGACAAGGTGAGTCCCAGCACCTTGCCAAGCTTCTCGGCCGTCGCGAGATTCGGCGAGGCTCCGGCCGCGATCCTGTCGATCGTCTGGCAGGGGACTCCGGTCGCCTTGGCCAACGCGTGGTGCGTCTGGCCGCTGGCGATGGCGGAAGTCCGCAGAATTGCGACAGAATGCCGCAGATTAACCTGACTTCGGCGGGTACGGCACCGCGGCGTTAAGCTTCGCCTGCCGCTCTTTACACCCACCGCACGGCTTGATTCCTATGGCCGTGGTAATCTTCGCGATCGTGTCGCCGAGGCCCTCGGATCGCAGATTGTCCTGCGTGCGATCGACGAACTTGCAGGCGCAGTAGATCGGCAGGACGACGTTGGCCATGCGAATTGCGTGGCCGCACTGAGGACACACCCAGATCATACGACGGTCACCGTCATGGAGGTCACGTCATTGATGTCGCAGTTGCTGCTCGCAGCCGTTGGCGTCATAGTCTGTGCCGACGTCCAGGCACTGCACACGGTTCCGCTCGGAGAGCCTTCCGCGTAGAGCAGCAAGAACGACCCAATGGACAGTCCCGCGTTGCACGTGCTCGCGGTGATCCAGATGTAAATCGTTCCGTTCGCTCCAACGTCTGGATCGTAGTGCATTTTGAAACAGACTGGCCACGTCTCGTAGTCGCCGTCAGCACACGAGCCGACGACCTTATCAAACGTCGTCTCGTAGCTCCACCAGCAGCCTTGGCCAGCTTCCGCGGTGAGTGACCATGTGCCAGTCAGATCGGCACACTCAAACGCACACGTGTAGCCTGGTGCCGGCTGGAACTCAACGGTTGTAGACATGACGATCTGGAGCGTCATGCCGTTGGGAACACCGCCACCGCAGCAGCCAGAGCCACCGCCACCTCCGCAGCAATTGCAGCTCGGTGAATAACGCATCAGCACTCAGCCGCGATGATGATCCACTTTTGCTCGCACTCAAACCACCGGATGATGACTTCGGCACTTGCACCAATCGACGTGCCGTTGTGCATCCAGTTGTTGTATGCCTCAACTTGAAAGTCCGTCTCTGCTCCGTTGTGCCAAACGTGAATCGAACTAGAGTCACCTGGACTGATTGCCGTGCTCGTCATTGCTTTTCGCGTCGCCCAGTGGTCACCCATGACATGCCACCGGCCGTGCAACCACATCACCTCCACGACTTGATCTTCTGGAATCCAGCCGTATCGGCACCACACCACCGCCGACTCTTCCGGGTCATAGGGAATCCATTCCGGTGCAGCAACGTTCCCGGCAACGCCGCTGTCGTTGTATTGGTCTGGGAACCATTGCCATTGGCCGAAAACCACCGGCATAACATCGCTGGATGGATACGCAGGCTGATAATACGGATACCGTTCGCTCGTCCCTGTCTTCGCCAGCCGAATCGGCACCAGCAGATTGCGGTTCGGCTCGGACGCGGAACCCGTGGTGCCTTGGTTTCGACGCCGATGCTCGGCGAGCACTTCGCCAAGTTCGCGCGTCGTCTTCTGACTCAGTTGCCGTACGCGATCCGCCATGTCACGCCTTCGTGAACCAGCACTGCACGAGACACGCAGCCGTGTTGGCGACCCAGCGAATAGTCACGCTTGGCTCGACTCGCAGGCACGCGACTTCACCAGCCTTCAAACGTCCCACGGCCACCATGACGCCGCCAGACTTCGGGCCCCACTGGACGTAATTGGTGGTATCCAGATTGCGCATGAACAGATAGCCGACCGTGGCCGCACCCAAGTCGCCGATGTCTAGGTCTTCCTCTGACGTGCCGACGCTCACGGTTGGAGCGTGCAAGCCTTGAGCAGCCTGCGTGACTTGAACTGTGCCAGGATTGAATTGCGAGTTCAGGTTGCCGTTGGCGAGCGTGCCTCGCAGGATAATGGATAACTCGTTGGCCATGCGTCACCTCCTAGACAAACGGTCCAGGCAGGACCGTGGGGAATCCGAGGGTTCTGAAATCAAACTCGCCGATGACCTGCTTGGTGATCGTGTAGTACGATCCTGCCGTCACGTCGTCATCTGAAATAATCAAGCCGTCGCCGCCGAGTAGAACTGGCGACGTGACTGGAACGCCGTTGCTCGACAAAATCTGCCGGTAAATCGGCTTGTTCGTCACGATGTCCTTGCCGACGTACTCGCGGAATCCGGCGTCCACGAATGTCTCATTCCAGCCGGCGTAATTGATCTCGAACTCCAGCGAGTTGTGAACGTACGCCTGCGTGCCGTAGTATCGAATGTCATACGTCCAAGCGGTCATCATCAGCTGTCGAGCAGTCAGGCCCCAGATTGTCGCGGAGTTCACCGCGAACATGGCTTGCGCTCGAGTAGACAGAGACAGCGTTGCCGATGGTCCCTCCAGTCGCAGCGTGTCGTGACCATACGGAACTTCCGCGACCTTAGGTTCGTGTGCTGAATTGGTGATAGCGTAGCCGTTGCGGTCGCGGTCGGTGAGTCGCGTGAGCCGCACGTACGATCCGCTGATTTTCCACGGCTCGTCGAGCGGCGATTGAAAGAGTCCGGTAGAAGTCAGCTCGCCACCGCGTGAACCGGAGTAGCCTCCATACGGCTTGGTCGTGTAGTAGGCCTGCACAATCCAGTTCAGCCGATCGTCTGGATACTTTGCGTAGTCTGCTCGCAGCCTGCGGCAGAACGCGTAGGCGTTGCTCTCGCTGCCATAGCTGTAGGCGTCGCCCCATCGAGCCACTCCGGTCGCATTGATCGCGACGTACGGTCCATCGTTGACGCTGTTCGTCTTGACGTGATAGTCCACCGTGTAGTCCTGGTGGCCTTCGTCGTCGATGCCTCCGACCGATCGCAGCGTAGTCACGGAAGTCGCACTCATGCCGTGATCTCCTCGACCGCCACGGTGGAGTCCTTGCCAGCGATCGTGGCTAAGAGTGCGTTGGCTTCGCGAGCCAGTGCGAGCGACTCTTCAGCAGGCTTGACGATAAACGGTGCTGGAGCACGCGACGCCACGTTCTGCTGCGTCCTGGCCAGCAGGTCAAACGCCTCGCGCGAGCCTACTTTGATCATCGCCGTGGAGGCATTTTGCAGCGACAAGATTTCCTCTCGCTTTTCCATCTCCTCGTCGAGCACGTCGAGCGACTCGCGAGCAGCTTCGGCTTTCTTCATTTCGGCGATGGCTTCGCGTTCTGCTTCGTCCATCAGTTCGGCCGAGGCTCGCTCAACTGTCTTTGCTCGCTCCTCTTCCGCGCGTGCTGCCTCTTGTGCCGCCTCGTCCAGTCGCCGCAGTTCAATAGCCTGACTGGCAAGCGCCTGTGCCTGATCGCGAATCGCCTGGCTGGCAACTTGTTCGGCCAACTTAAGCAGCTCGATCTCCTCCCGCGTCAGTCCGTAGTAATCCACTTCCTGCCGCAGCTTATCCAGCAGTTCGTCATGTGCGTCCAGGGTGTCGGTTGCGTCGAACCGACCGGTACCCGCCTGCTGGCCCGCCTGCTCGGTGGCGATTACCGAATCGGCAGCGCGAGCGGTCGCACCCACGTCCTGAATCTGCGATCCCACGAAACCGATGGCGCTGCCGGCTGCATCATTCACGAGGTTCAGTGGATTCAGGTCGTTCGCCTTCATGAGCAGTTGAACTGCCGGGCTATTGGCAAACGAGTCGAACTCGTTCTTGAGTTCGCGCACAACCAGAACCGAACCTTGCAGCAAGTCGGCCGCGGACTTGATCGTGTCCGTGAACGTCTCGGACTGGTTCAACTCCACCAGTACGTCCGTGGCCGTCTCCGCAAACTGCGTGATCGCCGGAACCGCCTCCATCGCGACTTTCTTCCACGTGATGTCGAGCGTCTGGTTCATCTCCTTGATCGCGTCGTCCATCTCGTTGAACTTCGCAACATCGACCGCCGTCAGTTCGCCACGCAAGTCGGCAAACAGCTTGTTGGCCGATTCAATATGCGACACGTCCACCCGCAGAAAATCGGGTGAACCAAAAATTGCCGTTGCTGCTCGAACGCGATCCGCCGCGTTTGGAACCTTGTCGATCGCCCGAGTGATCTCCTCGAACGTCTCGGCTGGGGATGCATCCCGCAACTTGCCGGCATCCAGTCCCAGCATGTCGAAGACACGCACCAGCTTGGCCGAGCCATCAGCCGCTTTGCTGACGCTGCCGAGCATCTTTTCCATGCCGCCGCTGAACTCGCTGGCGGAGATGTCCGCCAAGTCCGCCGCGTAACTCAGCTTCTGAAACTGGCCAACCGGAATGTCGATGGTCTGGCTTGCCGTGATCAGGTCGTCAATCTTGCCGACTTGATCCGCGATATTGTCGGCAACCAGCTTGATCGCGCTGACCGTCCCGGCTGCCGCCGCACCCACTGCCGCCAATCCGGCCACGGCACCGAACCCGGCAGGCCCTATGTTGGCCACAGACGTCGCCAGTTGGCCAATAATTGGCACGCCGGTCAGTTGTGCCGCCGTCAACTGGAGCACGCCTTGCCGGTAGGAATCGATGGAGATCTTTCCCGCTTGATAATGCATCCGCAATTCGGCTAAGTCGCGCGCGGCCTGCTTGCGAACCGGCATGTATTGTTCGTCGAGTTGCTTGGCTCGTGCAGTAATCGCCTGCTGTTCCTTGAGTGCTTCCTTGGCCGCCTTTGTGGCTTGTTCTTCAGCTTCAGCCTGCTGCTTCTTGAGTGCGATGTTTTCCGGCAGATACTTGTCTTTGAGTTCGGCGAGCTTTTGGTTGTAAGCACCTACCGTGAGCAAGTTCTTATTCAGCAGGTTGTTGATAAAGTCCCACTCCTCCGCGTACTTCTGCATATCCGTTCGGGACTCATCCATAATCTTTCGCGCCGCGTTCAGCTCCTTACGCGTCGCCGTCAGGGTGTCGAGGCCTTGCGTGTCGAAAACCAGCTTGTAGACGCTGCTGCCGAGTGCCATTATCCGAACCCGAGGTTGCGGCGCATTTCCGCGTAGGATTGCGCCTTGGTCGTTCGTTTCGGTTTGTGCGCCGCTGGCAAGTAGTCGTCCTCCGTGCGGTACGCTTCGTCTGCAACATTGCGACCTGACAGACGTAGAGCGTTCATGACCGCCTCATTCACCCGAGCACACACGCGTGCCGTCAACCTCGCCTCACGCTCGTCGTCGAGTCGCTGGCTGGCGAACAGCAGGTCCAGTTCCTGGTCCGTAAACCGCTCGTCAATCTCGTCGAGCGTCAATCCTGTCTCACGCACCAGACGCCACAGGAAGGCTTCCCAGGCGTCTGCTCTCAGTTTTTTTCTGCGGCCTCCGGTGAGCGTCGCACGATGCCGCAAACATCGAGTGCTGCTCGCAGAATCGCCTGCGTGTCTCCGCTGTCCCACGAGTCGAAGCAGCCTCGCAGTGCCTCGTCCGCGGTGAACGCGGTGTTGCCGTCGTCGTCCACGATGCACATTGCAAGGAGCACGTCGTTCGAGAACTCCGCTTTCTTCGGATCCTGCTCGCCGTCCTTGCCGGTTGTGGCCATGCGCCACGCTCGCTGCTCCATCCGCGTGAGTGATCGCACGCGAACTTCGCTGCCGTCACCAAGGAGCACCGATTGATAATTCCGCGGCGTCTGTCGTTGCCGCAACTGATCTCGATTCAGAGCCATGATTTCCCCCACGTAAAAGCGGCTGGCCGGATTCCGCTCGTGGGGTTAGCGGTCGGAGCACCACCGACCGGCCAGCCGCATTGCCCCACGTTTTTTGTTACGTCGAGTAGTCCATATCCGGTGGTGGAACGTCCACGTGATCGCCGCTCGCCGCGCTGCCATGAAGCTTGCGGGCCTGTGCCGCAATCCACTGCTGCTGCGGAAAGTGGAACTTGTAAAACGCGTTGATCGGACAGAAATTGGCTCCGGCCTGCTTGCCAATCCATCCGACTTGCAACCGATTGTTCGGGCGATCCGTCAACGCCGCCGAGCGAACCAAAACCCGGTATTGGTTGTGCTCGACAGGTGCTGGACCCGTCGGACTGTCCGCCATATCCACATGGGGTTCCAGTTCAACCGCCATGCTCTCGTGAAACTCGTATTCCATCGGTCACTCCCCACTAGGACGAAACGGTACGCGTCGGACCTGTGCCGCCGTCGTACTTGATAACAAACGTCTTTGTCTGCAACGCTTCGTTCTCCGAGGAGAAACCAGGAATGAAATCGCGTTGCCGAATGAACGCAGTTCCGGTGACAGACTCCGGCGTGGTTGCACCGCTCGCCGTTGGACCGGTGATCGTGATTGTCTGCGCTGCCGTGGTCGGATTCGCGAGTCCCGGCGAGTTCTGCACCGTCACTGTCACTTCGTCGTAGTCGGCCAGTTCGCCGACAATCCACGTGTGCTTGCCACTGGTGCCGAGATGCGTTGTTCGAATCGACGTGAAGTTCTCTCGCAGCGGCGTGATCGAAATGATCCGCAGAGACAGCGAGTCCGTTCCGAGCGTCAGTGTTGCACCCTGTTGCGTGTCATAGGCGGCGACGGCCATTACTTAACTCCTTACGAGGTTGATTCCGTGTGAACGATTCTCAAGACGAGACGAGTCCAGTAACGCTTGGTGTCGCTGCCATCGAGTGGCGAGTCATGGCCATCGTCTGGCGGCTCGTCAATGAAGCACGCAAGCACCGTGATTCCTGTATAAGTCCCACGCATGTTCTGGCTGCCAATCTTGACGGCTTCGGCGAGTGCATCCGCACCGCTCCGCGTGGATGCGTAGCAGTAGACGTGGACGATCGACTGCCGCGATCCGTTGTATCCACCCAGGTGCCTGTGGACGGTCCCGCCGAACGCTCGCGTGTAGAGCACGTATGGCAGCGCAGCACCTTGTCTCGCCTGCTCCGGGTAAATTCGCGCGTTGCTTCCCGAGCCAACCAGCGACGTGATGGCCGACACACTTTTCCAGTGCGTGACCAGTCCGCCGCTTTGCTCGTCGAAGAAACCCATGTCACCCCACAGCCTCCTGGATGGCCTGCGCTACCGTCAGTTCGATGGCCGCTCGCTGCCGCTCCGTCGTGGCCTCTGCGGACTGTTTCAGATAGAAGCGTCCTTCGACGCGGCCTGCGATCTGTCCTTGTCCGCGTGCACCAGTGGCACTCTTGCGTGCTGTCTTGCGGCCTTTGCCTGGCTTCGGCGACGTGCCGCCAATGACGATGTCGTGACCTTCCTCCACGAGATGTAGGTGTGCCGCCGCTCCGTAGTTCTCGCCGACAATCGCGACGATCTTTCCGCTGGAATACTCTTTCACCACAACGCTGATCGAGTCGCGTAACGGCTTCAGTCCAGGCTTGTCACCTGGATATCCAGGCTTCGGAAGCAGTTCGCGAACTCGATGTCGCACTACGTTACCGGCCGCACGCAAACCGCGCTTGATAACGTCGCTGCGCTGCGCGATCGACAGCCGCGACAATTGCGAGTCGATCGACTTCAGGATGTCCTCGTTGATCCGCAAGGTAATCACGTGCTCACCAATTCCTTGCAGTCGACGACCATCTTCGGAGCACGGCCGTCGAACACACTTGGCAAAATGCGAGTCACGTTGAGCGTGCGACCCACGAATGGGCCGCCTTTTACGTACAGTATCGCTCGCGGGTTGGTGAACTGATCGAGTGCGTGCATCTCCACCACGTAGTCAATTCCCGCCTCGATCTGCCGACCGCGGTAACGCTCGCCACCGCCGACAGCGCGAATCTCACACGGCACGTCGCGGTACAGCGTCGTCGTATAGGACGGCTGCGGCGCGTCGCCTGTCGATGAGTCTGGCAGGATATCCACGATGTCTCGGTAGGAACCGCTCATTCACAGGCCCCCGAGTAGTCCACGAACTCATCGCCCGCAATGTAGGACTGCAGCAACGACGTGGAACCGTACGGAATTTCGGTAACGGATCGATCTGCTGCGTCCTCTCGATGCTCGAACCAATGTCCGACCATCAGCAGCATGGCTGCCTTCAGGTCGTCTGGGATTGCGGTATACCCAGCGACGTACCGCACGCGAATCGCGTCAGGCTGGTATCTCGTCGTGGGAATCGTGCCGTTGTAAGCCAGCCGCACGAGGCCAGGTTCCCGCGATGTCGAGACGACGTAATTGCTGGAACTCCACGTCTGCGTTGCGCCGTCGCCGTCTACGTATGTGATCGACGTGACGCTTTGCAGTGGCGGTTTCGGCAGGTAAATCTCCAGGTCGTCCGGCCACTGATCCAGGTGTAAGTCCCACGTCGCAGTACAAATTTGCCGGCCTGTGATTGCTTCCGCGCGACGTCGAGCCGCCGTCACGAGACGCCCAAGAAGTTCGTCGTGCCGAGCGTAGGACTCCGGCAATTCGACTTGCTTGCGTGCCTCGCGAATCGAAATCGGCTCGACGGTCGGGGCCGTCTGCAACGTAAGGCCGTAACGCATGGCAGCCTCTTATTAGGTCGCCACGGTCTGCGTTTGTGCTTCGGTGATGTGTGGCGAACAATGCCACTTCGATCCGACGCAGACGAACGTCCAGCCTCCGCCAATTTTCTCACTGGCAGTGCTGAACGCGACTGAGTCAGCAGCGACGTCATGCAGCGTGATCAAAGTGTCTGCCGTGCCGCTGGTCACCGTCAGGTTTTGATCCGCGCAGGACAGCACCATGATCGAGTCGCCAGGACTGCAGGTCGTTGGCGCTGGCAGCGTGATATTCACCGCGCCACTCGCCCCGAGATTGCAAATGATCTTGCCGACGTCGTTGTTGGTGAGAGTCAAATCTGCCGTAGTGGTAATCAGTTCTCGATTACCGCCTGGCTGCCGTAAGCCTGCCATCGTGTTTTCCTCGTGCTGGTGTGGTTCGGAGTGCTGCTGTTTCAACCGGCTGTGGTTCGTCCAGTGGCTCGGCCTGACGCGTGTCGATGTATCGCTGTGCCACGTCGTCAGGCATTTCCACAACGTCGCCGTCGTAACGGATGACGCCTTGCCACCACATGCCGGTAGTCAGTTTGATTTTCATGCGCTACTCAGGATTAGGCTTGCAGCAGAACCTTGAGCGCCGCGGACTGAATGGCGTCGCCGTCCAACCGTTTGAACGCAACGAACGCGGTCTGATCCAGATCGCGGTACCGTTCGTCCAGCCGATAGAAGCGAACTTCCGCGACGTCGCGAATCACGTACTTGGAGAAATCTCCGAACAGCACGTGCTTAGTCGCCGTGACCGGCAAGCCGCTGCTGGTTCCGGTCATCGCTTGATTGATGGTGACCGGATACCCAAGCAACATGTCAGGCGCACCCATCTGGAATCCTGGTTGCCACAGATACTGGCCGTCAGCCAGCTTCAACTTGCGGACATACAGCAGCACACTGTCGTTCATCATGAACCCTACGCTCGGTCCAATGCGAAACGACGGATCGACCGAGTGGACCAGTCCCAGGAGTTCATCTGCGGTCATTGCGGTCGCAGAAGCCGTGGTCACGCCAGTTCCAGCCGCCGTCACGATCCCGTTCGGCTGGCTTGAACCACTTCCGGTCGTGGTCTGCGAACCTTCGATTCGACCGAGACGCTCGCCGAGAAGTCCGGCAATTTCGGTCGCCATGTTGAACGCGCTGTCTTCGAGCAGTTCCTGCGAGATCAGGATCGGCTTGCTCGAATACTTGTAGGCGTTAAACGTCACCGCAGCGAAAGTCGGATCAACCGAAGTGCTGATCGTGGTGGCTTCGGCCAGCAGTGCACCCGTGTTACTCGTGTCATTCACGGTCGGCCACGGTAAGGCGTTGCCAGACGCGGTCTTGATGACGCGACACACCTGACGCGTGTGGGCGAACTCCAGCGTCCGTCGCTCCAACTCGTACATGAACCCTTCGGGAATCGTTTCCAAACCAGCGCCGCTGGTGGCAACGTCCAGGCCAGCACGAATTTCGCGCGGAATCTGGCGACCTTGGCAAGTCCATCCAGGACGGCCATAGTCCATCGACGAACGCAAAACCAACTCGGTTCCGTTCGCGTTGACACCCAGCTGCCGGCACGCGTCGCGCTGCTCCCTGGTGAGCGGCTTCGACTCGCCAGCCCGCAACCAGCCCTGAACCGCCAACGCTCGCAAGTCCGCACGAGATGCCACGTCGTGCTGCCGCTGTGGATCAAACGCGCGCCGGTCACCAGCATCCACGCCGATGCGGCGATCGCCGAGGTTTTGCCGCGTCTCGGCTTCGATTTCGGCCAGACGCTTTTGCACCGATTCGCTGGCTTCCAGCTTGCTCCGTTCTTCGGTGATCGCCGCAGTGGCCGCGTCGTAATCGCTGTTGAGCGCGTCCCAAGACGCACGGTCTTCCGCGGTCCAGTCCGCTTGGCGATCAGCCAACGCGCGAATTTCGGTCGCGAGCTTGTTCTTCTGTTCCTGCAATTCGTGGATGTTCATCGGATAACCCTGTGGTATGCCGATGACTTCCAAACGAGAACAGCCACCGGCCAACGTAAAAGTTGGTAAGTGGCTGCTGGTGACCGCCTAGATTAGGCTCGACCGCCCGGCCGTGAGATGTAAGTTGTCTACCTGGAACCTAAACGAACTGGGAGCAAAGTCAAGAGCGATCCAATTCCATCATCCGCAGACGCACGCGAACCGCTTCCTTCTCCAGTCGCCACGAGTCGCGTTCGCGTGTGACCGCCTCTTGCGACGATCGCATTCCCGCCGTGGTCGCCTCGTAGGCCGGATAGGTCACCGGCCCGACGTCGTATAGCGACAGGTCGCGAATCACGCGAACGTCCCGCTTGTTCTTGTCGTCGCGCGACCACTCAACTTTGCTTGGCTCAAACGCGAACGAAGAACCCGACAAGTCGCCGCGACGGATGGACTCCGCCACGTCGTTGCCGACTGTTGTGGCCGGCAGATCAATCTCATACCTCAGACCACGTTGATCGACTGACAGTCGCAGTGTGCCGGCTTTTGTGCGCCCCAGCAGCAACGACGGATCGTGATTGAATAATCCACGCACGTCGTGCGACTCTTGAATCGCACGATCAAACGCACGACCATCGATCCGCTCGACCAAATCGGGGTACATTGCAAACTCAGTCCCAGGCTGATCCGCGCGGTAGAATACTGCGGCATAGCCTGACACCGTGGTTCCTCCGGCTTCGTTCGCGCGGAACTCCACCGCGTCCTGGCAAAATCTTCGTTCCATACTTACGACTCCTGCTCCCACTGGGTTGTAATCGCGTCCACGCCGGGTGCCAGGCCGTCTTCCGTAACCGTCGAAACCAGCTGGTTGAATTGCTCCGCCAGCTGCACAAAGAATGTAGGCTCAGGTTCTCCGGCCGCGATCTGATTCCACTCTTCGCGTTGTGGCCGAAATCCGCCGTCCAGCCACTCGCCGAAGGATCGCCGATTGCGCGCCTTTTGCCGTGCGACGTGCGTCAGGTTAAACAGCACGCGGCGTGCTCTCCAGTCGATGGATCGCTGCGACGGCATGTCCGGTGGCGTGTGATCTTGCGGCGTCGGATCCTGGTGTGGCTGCTGGTCTGTGCTATTAGGATCAATGGCAAGTGGCGAACTGGTGGCCGGATTGCGGTACTCGTCTCCTCCGTCTCGCGGAAGCATCCCCAGCCTGGTCCGCACGTCATTCGCGGACATGACCTCCATCTGCCGGTAAATCTGGAACGCCTGCGCCTGCTTCGCTGCGTCCATGGAGATGAAGTCCGAAACGTCATGCGCGAAAAATTCGCTCCGCTGCTTTGCTGGTGCCAGCAGCTTAATGCCGCACTCAGCAGCAATCTTGCGAAGCCACCGCTTTAAGCAGTGATCCAGAAATGCTTGGTTGTCCTGTTCCTTGCTGTTGTACGAGACGCTGCCGGAGATGCCGAGCAACGCGGGAGACAGACCGAACCAGCGAGCGATCATCCGCACCTGTTCTTCGGTGCCTTCCACCATCTGTGCGTCGTTCGGCGATACTTGTGCCTGGTGAAACTTCGCCGAGTCGCGAAGAATGACGGTCTTAAACGGCGCGTCGCTGTCCTCGTACGTCTTGCGGAATCCGTCTTCGATCGTATCGCGTGCCGGCTTCGGCATCCCCATCGGCAGTTCCAGGATTCCGCCGACGCGTCCACCGTGTGCGAAAAACTTGCTGGCAAATCGCTGTTGTGCCAGTCCCAACGCGATCGAGTTGCGCGCGTATTCAATGAACGGTGGCGCACGGTATCCCTTCGGGCACAAGCCGCGAACGTGCAGAACTTCCCACGGTTGCAGTGCCTTGAGCTTTGGTCCGTAGTCGCTCGAGTATTCGGTGACATAGATCAACTGGCCGTCGATGACCTCTGGTCCCGTTCTATCTGGATTCAGCAGCCGCAGTTGCCGTGGCCGCATCGCCCCGTCGTAGCTGATGTACGCGTAGGCGTTGTTCCATAACAACGCATCCACCATGAACGATTCCCAGAACTGAATCGACGTGAGGTAGTCGTCAGGTTCGACGCCGCCACTTGGCGACACTGAGACAAGATAATCCTGGATGGTGTCCAGCTTCTCGCTTGCCGTCGGAGAGATTTCCGGCATCCTCCGGTAGTGGTGAAACGGCAGGCATGCCGCCGCCGAGGAAATCAGATTGACGGCCTGCCATACCGGCGCGTACATCAGCGCCGTGCGTTCATCGACTGTAATGCCGGCATCCGTTGAGCGACCTTGGCCGAAAACCTGCTCCCAAATCTCAGGCGAGTTCAGCGGTAGATTCGGGTTCTCCAGCGAGAACGCACGCGATTGCTGCTGTACCGGAGCACCCGACAAGTAAACGCCGACTACTAGTTCGTGAGGCTGCCAGGACATTAACCCACCTCCAGGGTGTTATTCACGTAGTACCAACTGGGCTCGCCAGCCGATACGCATCGCCCCACAGCCATGATTGCCGCAACGATTCCGTCGATCTTACCGGTGCTTTTGTCCTTGGCCGGCTTCCAATTGTCTGCCGCATCTTTGACGACGCTCACGTTGGTGGCCATCCAACGCATGATCTCGTGGCCGCCATGTGCCAGTTTGCCGTCGATGATGTGACGGAGAAATGTCTTGCACGGTCCATTCATCGACGCCACACCCTGGCTATGCTCGTTGACCACCAGTCCGTAGTCTCGCTCCATCTCTTGCAGCATCTGCCGGCAGTTCCACGGATCGGCCGCAATCTCCTGAATGTGGTATCGCTTGGCCTGCTCCAGGATGTAATTCCGCACGTAGTCGTGCTGGATCGCACCTCCAGGACACACCGTGATCCAGCCGCGGTCTCGCCAAATGCGATACGGCACGCGATCAGTTTTTTCCTGGTGTTGAATGCGAGACTCAGGCATAAAGAAGTGCGGCACGATTCCGATCTTGCCGTCACCCGTGTGGAACGCCATTACGAAGGCCGACAAGTCGTCCACCGATCCCATGTCGAGTCCGCACCACACCGCCTCGCCGTCCTCCAGCATGGCTGCCGAGGAGCACTTGTCCCACTCGTCCATCTTGATCCAGCGAATCGCCTGTTCAGTCCACTGGTTCAGATAGTAGTTGCGAAACGTGTTTTCGTAGGCCGGGGACGCCTTCGCTCGCTCGAACTCCTCGCGAAGAAACTCCAGCGATACCGTCACACCGAGGTTCGGGTTGCACCGCTTCCAGACGTCCTCGCTGGTCCAGTCCTCGCCT